AAATTTCTTGTTGTAATCATTCTTGCGGTAATTTTAATTGTGAAGTTTCCCGAGGTTGCCACGTGGGTGTTATCCTTAATAATTTCGAAAAACGCTTAAGTGTATATCCTAGGACATTCTATTTTCGGATTTAGCTTTTGGTTTACGAAATTATTCCTTAGTTCTGGAATATGTTTTGTCAGTTAGGTGAGAAGGCAAATAAAGCAAAGTAAGTCCGGATTTACTGCTGGCTTCCTTGAAATTCCTGAATACAGTTGCAGGATTGAGAGGAGATTTTTGGCGCCCTAGAAAGACTTTCCCGGTCGAACGTCTTCCGATTATCGCCTGAATGTCAGCAAAAATATGTGCAGGATAAGGAACATTTTGAGTTCCAAATTGAATAAGGTTCTCTTCAAAATCTATCTGAGGGATAGTTAGCTTTAAGACTTCGTCCAAAGTTCTATCACCTCCGTAATATAATAGCTTTGCAACTAATTGTAGAGGTTCTTTTAGTTGATCTGCAAAAAGTGCAAACTCTTCAATTTTTACGTTGCGATTTTTCACAAATTGCCGATCTCGATCAAATTTGGCTATCACATAGTTGTGAGTGCGAAATTCAAGATATACCATAAAGGAATTATACGAGTTGACTAATCGTTCGCGTTGCGATAGTGGTAACTCTTTTCGACAGCGAATTGCTTCATAAATATCATTAGGATCTTGCTGAGAAGCATGGTAAATTGTCCATGTGCCGCCTTTAGGGTCTTTTATTCTAATGAATCCATGTTTCAAAAGGAATTTAGCGTCTTCAATATCTTCTTTTGTTGCTGGAGGATTGGCTGTAAAAAGAACTAGCATCCATTCTAGAAAGGCTGCAATCAATGGTACTTTTTTGAATGAAGCTGTAGACTCAAAAATTGCTCTCTCCAAACGTTCATATTCTTTCTGAAAGCTTTTGCAGTCCTCAAGCAATTCTTTGTTTGGAAATTCTGCACTGAAGAACTTCAAGAATGAAGCACGCAATGTGTCTATGTCTTCGTGAAGCCCTTCAGAGTTGTCCTTAGGAATTTTCGATAAAGAAATTTTCCCGAACTTAGCCATAGGCCAAATCTCCTAGTATATCGCGATTCATGCGGCGAAGAGCTTGTGAAGTAGCTGAAACGGAGAGGTGACTATACCTTTTTACCATCGCAAGGGTCTTGTGGCCTAAAATAGCTGAAATGACAAGGTCAGACTCTCCCTTCATGGCCAAGTGTGAGGCAGCTGTATGTCTTAAAGTGTGAAAGACAACATCTTTCCATCCAAGTTTTTCAATCACTGCTTCCCATGCAGTTCGAATGCCCGCAGGGGATTTTCCATTGGAACTTGGGAATACATATTGGCTAAAAATTACTCTCTTTTTGTTTTCACTTTTGAGACTATCAATAATAATCTGATCTAACTCAACAGCACGTGTCTCGCCATTTTTTGTATCTCGGAATGTAGCAATACCACGAACGAAATCGATATCGCTCCATTTAAGCCCGAGTATCTCTCCCTTTCGAGCTCCGGTGGCTAAGGCAAAAAGAACGATTGGGTAGAGATATGGGCTTTGACTCTTATGGCACTCTTCAAGAAGGCGAGCAATCTCACTTTTACTTAAGAAACGTTCTCTACCTTTTCCTTCTTTGGGTCTTTTTACTTTACAAAGGGGGTTTTCCTTCAGCCATCCCCACTCTTTGATGGCAGTGGTGAAAACGTGGCTAAGAACAGCAAGATAGCGATTTGCAGTAGAAGGAGAACGTAAACCACCGCGGTATGTGGTTTCCGTTAGGAGTTTATCATCGCGTAATTCAGATATCATAGGTGCAGTTATATGGCACAAGAAATACTTTCCCAAATGTTTTTTCCACCATAAGAGTTGCTGAGTTTGTTTCGCTACACTTTTTGGTTTTTTGGGTAACTCTTTTTGAATGTAACGATCAACCAAATCGGCAAAAGTTTTCTCTTTCCCAAAGTCATTAGCAAAATCAGTACTTACTAAAAGCTTTCCTTCCGTCAGTTTTGCCCATCGCTTTGCTTCCTCAAAACTCAAAAGGGTTTTGGATTTTAAGGGCATGCCAGGTATTCGAATTCGTACACGATAAGTATCTGTTCCGTCGGAACGCTTTCTTTTTTGTATAGTCGCCATTTTCAAAATCTCCTTATTAGATTTCCGTGCTTGTGGACCAACTGAGGACCAAGCACGGTTGCTACAATCGTTAGGAGATTATGAGGCTATTCTTAACTCATTCATTATCAAGTTAATGGGGGCGGCTGGACTCGAACCAGCGGAGACGTGAGTCGAGGGATTTACAGACCTTGGACCCTTTCTATCGCCCCATAATGCTACCTAACTTTCGCGTGGAAAGTTTCGCTTTCTTTGTCTTTCTCTTCAAGCAAAATTATATCAAAAAACATGGGATGATACGCGGTGTTGTGGACCAGGTAAGGACCATGTGTCTTGAAATTATGCGTTAAGAAACGTAAACATATTGCGAATTGTTTTGCAAAAAATCAAACGCATTGGTAAAACCTATATTGCTACAATCGTTATGGAGATACCTAAAACACATAAAAAACAGATCGAAAATATACTTAAAGGATATATATGGAGGAATTAAGCAATTTACAGCCATTACGAGAGTTTTGTCGAAAGACAAACTGGCCCCGTTTGACTCAATTTAATCACTGGATCAATTCTCGGAATCCCATTGCTCAGAAATGCATCAAAAAGATCGGTGGCCGATACGTGATAGATACTAACGCATTCTATTCAATCGTTCGGAATGCCACACTTGAAGAGAAACGTGACGTATGATTGGGAACGTGGCAAAACCTGCTCTCATTATATTAGAGACGCTATTATGCTTGAATGATATACGCAAAATCCTAATACTAGAAAATTTAGTAGTAGGAGGAGGCGACTGCCAAGAGATGCATGAGAAAGAAAAAAGAAGCCGAAGTGCGCCAACACTTCGACTCTTCTCGACAAGAGACTTTAGGTTCCCTATCAGAGCGTGGGTCCAACTTAACAAATCGCTTGTCGACTTTCAACGCAAATTTTATTCAATTTGTAAAAAGATATTTTTATGATGTAATTTCTTAAGCAGTCGCCTCCTTAAATTATTTTGGAGGCAAAAATGGCAGCTACAGCCGCTTTACTTGAAGAAATAGAGCAATTGCTTGGCAAACAGCAATTCATTCCACTCCCGGACTTGGTCCGCTTGGGCTTGTATGGTTCGCACTCTGCTGCTCTTGCAGCAGTCAAAAGGGGAGAAATCCCTATTATCCGTGTAACCAAAAGCAGATTTGTAGTTCCTCGTAAGGCTGTTTTGAATTTTATCCGTGAGAATTTTGAGGAGAATCTGCGTGCCTGAAAAAACACAGGCGGCCTCCTTAAGCACGGACAGCCGCTCAAACAAAACTGACAATGGATTCACAGAGCACAATGAAAAAGAAGCCGCCTTAGAGGCGGCCACAAATGGAAATTGTGTCCGTATTATATCCGATCCAGCAGTTTTACCGAAAGTACTTCGAATCAAAATTCGCGAAAAAATCGTCATCGAATCGCCTCCAGAAGAAATCCTAGAGCAAATTATTATAGCCAATACATTTCCAAATCCGAAATACGAATCTAACGAAAAACATGGCTATTCCAATTGGGGTGTCGATGTCACCATTGAGACATACTGCCTAATGGGGAATGACATCATTGTTCCTCTTGGATATGGTAGCCAGCTTTTTCAGCTTTGCAAAGAAAATGGCATTGAGATTGAATTTGAAGATCTTCGAATTATCCAACCAGCAATTTTTCCAGAATCATTAAGTGGAGTAATGCTGCGTTCTTATCAGCAGCGTGCAGTTGATGCAGCTTTGAGGCCATCGCAGGGAGTTATTTGCGGCCCGACAGGATGCGGAAAGAGCCTTATTGGTTGCGAGATTATTCGTCGTCGTGGGCAGAAAGCTCTTATATTGCTTCACCGCTCTGATCTTGCCAAACAATGGGTCTCTGGAATCGAGAGGTATCTAGGTTTGAAAGCTGGTCTAATTGGCGATGGCTTATGGGAAATTGGCAATCAGATCACTATAGCAATGGTGCAGACACTAGCATCAAGGCCAAATCAGACCCAGGAACTTGTTCAAGAGTTCGGGCTAATTCTCGTTGATGAATGCCACCATATACCGGCAGAAACCTTCCTAGAGTCATTATCATGCTTTCATGCCAAATATCGCTATGGTCTTTCAGCTACTTTGGGGAGGGTAGACGGTTTGATGCCTATGATTTTCCTTGGGATTGGTCCTTTAATAGCTACCATTGAAAGGCGCGAGGTAGAGGGAGTCCAAGCAACAGTCGTTCCCAAAATTAAAGTCATTGATACAGGCTTCCAACCTGGTTTAGTGAGCTCTTGGAACGAATATCTAGACAAAATAGCAACCAGTAGCGAGCGCAATTTATTTATCTTTGAGCTGGCAAAACAGCAGAAAGCCCCTACGTTGATTCTCTGCGATCGTATTGCACACGCAGATGATCTCTCCGGAATGTTCTCTAGACGTGGTGTCGAGCATGCTTTTGTGCACGGAAAGGTGAAAAACCGCGAAGAAGCAATGGAACAAATCAAAAAGGCTGCTCTCACTATTGGGACGACAGGCTTGCTTGGTGAAGGTCTCGACATACCGTTTTGGGAAATCTTGATCTTAGCCTCACCAATCTCTTCGGAAATTAAGCTGATGCAAGCTATTGGTCGTGTTATCCGCTCATTTCCTGGAAAGAGAGATGCCCTTGTGTATGACCTGAGAGACGATTGTGGTTTTTCAGGAGCAAGCTTCAAGAAGAGATTTGAGATCTACAAGAAAAACAAGATATGGGTCGAATTCACAAAAGAAATCGAAAGAAATAAGAAAGCCACTCAAACTAAGACCTGAGTGGCTTTAAGTAGGAAATACTTATGACTGATGTTAGCATACCAGCAATTGAAATACCAGTAAAAGAAACAGAAACAACTTTACAATCAAGCCAAAATAGACAACAAATAGATTGCGGTGATCCAATAAACGAATTACATGAAAGCGCGAGAGCGTTTTTATTGGCACAGGGGTTTATTTTTGAAGGCGATTTCTATGAAACTCATGAAAAAGAAGTCATTAAATTTACTATACCATCCGACAATGGTAAGAAAAAAATAAAGTGCTGGCTCAAGTGTTGTTATTCTGAAAGAAAAGATGGGGAGATCGGTTTTTGTATCACATTTGGCGCTCATCATACCAGTTTACCCAATCACGTTTCGCAAACCTTCTGGCCTAACTCCTCTTTTGTTCTCACTGATGAAGAGCGACAAACTATAAATAAGAGGCTTGTTGAAGGAAAAAAACTCGCAGACAAAAGGGCATTAAATGAAAAAAAGATAGCTGATGAAAAAGCTGACTGGTGTAAAGAAAAAATAAAATGGGCTTCTAGAACTGGTTCACATCCATATTTTGAAAGGAAAGGTGTTTATCCTAGCGATATATACTACGAAATTAGAAATTATCATTTAGATGGAAATATTCAGAGAGAAACAGTAGCCCTAGTCCCTATTGAGAACCACAAAGGTGAAACAAGAGCGATTCAAGAAATCTATCCAACAAAACGTATATTTAAAGCCGGTGGCGATCCAAGAGATAAAAATACACTCGGATACTATTCTGGGTGCTTTCACACATTTGGTAAATTAGAAAACGGGAAGCCAATCTATATTGCCGAGGGATATGCAACAGCAGCTTCCATTTTTGCCAGCACAAACATAACAACCCTAATGTGCGTATCTTCTAGCAACATTCTCAATGTCTGCAAAGAGATCAAGAAGAAGTGCCCAGATAGCGAAATCATTATATGCGCCGATAACGATGCAGACACAGAAAAAAAGACGGGAATGAACCCAGGTATTGACTACGCCACCAAGGCCGCCATTGAATTAAACAAGAAGGCTGCTAAAAAATGTAAGGTTGTCATCCCCAAATTTCCAAAAGGTAAAAACACTGATGAAAGTGGGAGATCTTATACCGACTTCAACGATCTAATGTTTGTCGCTGGAAAAGAGGAAGTCAAAAGGCAAATCGATGAGAATTCTTTTATTCCAGAGCTAACGCAAGCATTAGATAAACAGAAAAAACGAAATGAATCTGTTAGCGTACCTCAGCTTGTAATCTCTTTGAATGAAAATTCAGAAGTCTCCAAGTTAGATCCTGTCATACAAAGTTTGATGAATAACGAAGTGGGAGATGCGGAACTTTTTAATCTTATTTCAAAAGGAAAATATCTTTTTGATGTATCAGAGGGAAAATCAGGAGAGTTTTATTTTTGGACAGGCACTCATTGGAAATTAGATCGAGAAAAAAAACGTTATCAAGACATTGAGACCGTAGCAAACTATTATCAAAAAGCCGCTAACAAAAAGTCGAAAGACGGTGATAAAGCACTTGCAGATCTGTTATCAAAACGTGCCTTCAACCTTAAATCTGCCAAAAGATATAAATCAGTTTTCGAAATTGTTTCATCGAAAATTCCATTTACAGAGGAATGGGACTATTGCCCTGGAAAATTACCATGTCTAAACGGAATCGTTGATTTAAAAGCAGGTGAACTAAGTCTTCACAAACCAGAATTTTTTATTCGTTCAATTTGCCCTACAAATTATAACCCTATTGCACAACGCCCTCTATTCGATAAATTTTTGAATGATATTACCCTAGACGATGGTGAACTAAAATCATTTATTAAACGACTTTTAGGATCTGCATTACTTGGACTGCCAAGAGAAGAAAAGGTTTATTATTTTTATGGTGAAAATGGGAGAAATGGAAAAGGTTCTTTGATGCAAACGCTTGAATCTGTCTTGGGACCTTTAGCAAAAACATTCCCGTCAGAAATGCTTCTATTACAGCGTAATCCCCCAAGTTCAAGTACTCCTCGACCTGAAAAAGCAAATCTACAAGGTGTCAGGTTCGCCATTTTTAGTGAGATTGCTGAAAAACGACAAATAGATGCATCAGAAGTGAAAAACCTTAGTGGAAGAGACACCATTACATGCAGAAGGCTATTTTCAAACCAAGACATTCAAATTAGACCATCACACACCATGATCATTCAAACTAATTTCAAACCAAAAGCGTCTGCAAAAGATGGAGCACTTTGGAAGAGAAATGTTCTTGTTCCATTCAAAGCTGAATTTGTTGAAGACCCTAGAAAATCACATCAACGAAAAATAGATGAAGGATTCAAGGAAAAGCTTCTACTTGAAAGAGAAGGTATACTCGCTTGGCTTGTAGAAGGATGTCTTGAATATCAGAAATTTGATTTAGCTATCCCAAAAGGCGTTCAAGATGAAACAGCAAACTATCGAAATGAAAACGATGCCATCGGAAGATTTTTAAGTGAAATGTGTATCGAAGCTAAAGAATTTACAACCTCAAAAAGCAAAATGACAAAGGCTATTAAAGAATTTTGTTCCGAAAATAAGTTTGATTTACCAAGCAGAAACGAAATTTCTACATTCCTAAAGGAAAAATTTGATGAGTATCATACAGAAAAAGGGGATTTTTGGAGAGGTGTCAAGATTGTAGATGATCGAGAGATGCAATTCTCAGCTTCCTCATAAGTTTCCTCAGTTCCTTCAGTTTTCTCAGTATTTGATCAGGATTATTTCATGACATAAATCAATTAGCAACAATATATTATGTATATTCCTGAGCAAACTGAGCAAACTTTCACCAGGAATTAGATATACAGAAAAAATCCATAAAAGAAAAATGAGATAAATTAAGAGAGATAAAGAGAGATAAAGAGAGATAAAGAGAGAGAAATAATGTGTAGAATATTTTAAATAGGAAAGTTTGCTCAGTTTGCTCAGGAATAGAATGAGAAATAGCCTTTATAAGTGCCCTAGAGCGAAGTTCTACATTTCTGAGGAAACTTTTTTAGTTTGCTCAGAAGTTTGCTCAGGTTTCCTCAGTAGAACAAAATCAATGAATGAAAGGCTTGTTTTTTCAGATTTGAACGATTCCACATAGGTTGATTTAAGGTAGTAAACAACTACCGCAACCATTCAAGAGAAGTGCTTGTAAGCCAAATTGAAGACTTGAACAAATCCATATGCCTGTTTTAAGGTAGTAGGGCACTATATTAACCAAGGCAAACCAATGGCTAGACCTCAAAAAATTGCAGAATGTGTCCGCTTATCTGTTGTTCTTTCCAAGGCACAAGCAAATCGAGTTAAGCATATGGCGATTCAAATGAGTGCGCGAGAAGGGCGGCAGATCACAGTTTCTGAAGCAATTCGCATGGCAGTCGAGAGTCTTTACCCACTTCCCAAGAACATGCAAACAGATCTTTTTAAGTAGCAGCTATAGCCAAGCTGGCATTTCTGATACACTAGCCTCTTTGACGTATTCCGTTTGCTGTCCCCTTTCATTTGTTTTGGGTGAGGATGATGGCAAGAAATTAACAGCATGCACCATGACGGAAAGATTAACGTCATAAGTACCATCTTTCTTTTGATAAGGCTTAGGTTTCAGGAGTGTGCCTGTGACTTGTATCAATGATCCTTTATCTAAATAATCTAAGATTTTATTTCCCTCAGCACTCATCCAAAGGCAGTTGTACCAGGTTGTTTCACCTTCTCCATTTTTCTTGCCTTCCGAAAAAGCTATGGAAAACGATGTGTAAGGAGATCCGTTTTTTGAGAATTTCTTTTCTGGACGATTCCCAAGACGCCCGTTGAGTACTACTAAAACCATTTTTTCTCCATAAATTTAATAGTAATATTATACACATTCATGATAGAATGTAAAGCAGAAATAAGCTCAACAATATATTGTAAGCGTATTTTTTAACAAAAATTATCAAAGAGAAATGAAAATGGAAATTGAATGTGTCGAATTCTACCCATCTGAAAACACGAAAGAAATAACTGGAACCTTAAAAATTGCCCTTCCTAAACTAGGTGTAGGCATTTTAGGCATACTTGCTAAGAAGAACAAAAACCGATGGTTTTTTGCTCTTCCTGGTAGGGTGTCCACTCATCATGAGACAAAACTACCGATCCGATATACCTTTTTTCATTTTGTCAACCCATCTCAACAGAAAGAATTGATGGCCGAAATTCATAGAAAGGGGCCACCCTTCATCGAGTCATGGCTTGAAAAGCAAGCTTCAAATCCTGCGTTTAAGGCGTCAAAATCGATTGATCAGGACCATTCTATTACCAAACAGCAAAAACGCAATGATGAGCCTATAAACGCGGTTGAGAAACTTGCAAAGTTGGAATTTCGCGATCCTCCCCCAAGGAAACAGACAGCCTTTCTACAGAACAAATTGAAATGTTCTCACAGATAAAGAAAACAACTATCTCTTGGAAGGAAAAATGAGCTGTGAAATGAATGCTTGAACTTTTCCATGGAAAAGATTCTTGATAAAATTCTTTTTTAACCTTAATATTTTAAAGTAGAAGGTAATGCTTTTAACGAACCATTTAAATTACAAAATAATGGCAAGATGAGGGTGTATGAACGATCTTGAATTTACCGAACTTTTAAATGATTTGAAAAAAGCTTCTGATAAAATTTGGGAAGCGAAACTAGCATTACATGACCTTTCAGGAGTGTATGCGCCTCTCTGTATCGATCTTCTTGTAAAGTCTCGCCATATTCCAAAGCTTATCAATAATCGTATCGAAAGGCGTCAAACAGAAACAGGACTCGACGTTGTGAACCCTGATTTTTGGGATGCTGAGATGATTATCGCTCTCCACGAGTACTTTGAAAGCAACTTTCCTAGAGAGGTGATGAATGCCGGCTAAAATGGGACACGAACCATTCAATAAAAATGGCGAAGGTGGTCGCCCAAGGATATATGATGATAGCTTTGTTGAAGGCGAAATTATTGAATTGGAAAATTGGATGGGCGAGCGCCAGGAAAATATATTCATCGAGGATTTTTGTTTAAAACGCGGATATAGTCCACAACGATTAAGTGAATTTGTTAAACAAAATGAAAGGTTTTCGGAAGCGTACGAACTATTTAAAACACGACAGAAAGTAGCTTTATTTAAAGGCGGCCTTACTAAGAAATTTAGTTATCCGATGTGTGCTTTAATATTATCTCATTCGCATGGTGTAGTTGCAAAAACAGAAACAAAAGTTTCTGGTGATACTATCAATCCTTTGAGTTTTATTCTAAACACAATTGACGGTAGCAGCAAGGAGCTTGTGAATGAGACAGAGAGTTGAAGATTTAGGTCGCTTAGCGGTTTTAATACAAAATTTGCTCGATCATCAACTCTTTGATGAAGGTTCTTTGCCTCGTAGACCAAAAGACTATTGGGAATGGTTTACCTCGCTTTCAGAGGATAAACAAGTGGATGTCTTACATTCCTGGGCTTATGGCATCGACAATTTGAAAGAGAAGCTTTATGAAATGCTATCTATAGCTGAAGGGACCGATGTTTTAAATGAACAAGAATGACATCGAAATAGCTAAAAAACTTATTGAAGATCCATTGTGGAGGTTAAACAATTTATATTGGATTGTGGACAAGCGAGGGGCCAAGATTAAGTTTATGCTTAACTGGGCTCAGAAAGAATTGTACGACAATATGTGGTATTGCAATCTAATCTTGAAGGCTCGTCAACTTGGTATGAGCACATTTGTTACGCTTCTCTTTTTGGATCGTTGTTTGTTTAATTCGAACGTTTCTGTCGGAATCGTTGCACACACAATCGAGGACGGACAACAAATGTTTCGTCGCGTGAAATTCGCGTATGATTGCCTTCCCGATAGTATTAAGGATCATATTAGTGCTGATAACGATACAAGCCAAATGCTTAAATTTTCAAATGGATCTAGTCTACGTGTAGGGACTTCCTTGAGATCTAGCACAGTCCAATACTTGCACATTTCAGAATTCGGAAAGCTTTGTTCTAAATTTCCAGAAAAGGCCAGAGAGGTTATTACAGGGGCGTTAAATACAATTTCTTCAGGGCAATATGTTTTTATTGAATCGACAGCTGAAGGCAGAGATGGCGCATTTTTTGATATGGTTAACCGTGCTAGAGCGCTTCAAGAAAGCGGAACTAAGCTAACACCTCTAGATTATCGCTTTTTCTTTTTCCCTTGGTGGAGGGCTCCAGAATATCGGCTGCAAAATTCAGTTCCCATTCCACAAGAAACGGCTAAATACTTTGAGGAGCTGGAATCTCAAAATATTGCCCTCTATCCTGCTCAAAAGTTCTGGTATGTGAAAAAGCAAGAGACGCAAAACACGGATATGATGCGTGAGTATCCTTCTACACCTGACGAAGCCTTTCACACAAGTCTTGAAGGGGCATACTATTCCCGTCAAATGCTTGAGGTACGCAAAGAAAAGAGAATAGGTCATATTTCTCATGATCCTTGCGCGTTGGTAAGTACCTCGTGGGACTTGGGATTCGGCGATTCAACGTCAATATGGTTCTGGCAAATATGTGGGAAGGAAATTCATCTCATTGAATATTATGAAAACTCTGGTGAGCCACTCACATACTATCTTAAATACCTTCAAGATCGACCTTATCAATATGGAAAACATCTTGTTCCGCATGACGCAAGTGCCCATGAATATTCTACAGGGCAAACGAGAATAGAAGTAGCGCGAAAGTTAGGTGTAACCTTCTCCTTAGTGCCTAATATTAGCATTGATGAAGGGATTGATGCAGTTCGCCATATGCTACGCCGATGCTGGTTTGATGAAGAGAAGTGTTCGACCGGAATTAATGCTTTAGAAGGCTACCGAAGGCAATGGAATGAGGCTCAAGGTTGTTGGTCATCTAAGCCTCATCATGATCAATTTTCTCATGGGGCCGATGCTTTTAGAATGATGGCAGTTGGATTAAATCGGGTTGAAAGAAGCAGCGATCCTGTTGACGCACGCACACTTGGGCATTCCCATCTTAGACCGCAAACCGGAAGTCAATATTCAGGCTCAATGCCTGCCTATATGCCAAACTATGACGCAAAAGATGCTTTTCATGGACAATATCCTTTGGGAGGAAAAACCAGCAATTTTTAAGGAGAAAAATCGCTTTATTTTATAGCCAAAAGCCTGTTTTTGTGATAGAATCCTGTTTAAAAGGTGTTCTCAATGAAAATGATAGAGTTCGAAAATCTTCCGATGGATCGAAAAAGTCTTGCGGAAGCGATTTCAGAAACACCTCTAGACATGCGTATGGATTACGTTAATGAGATGAGTACGATGAAAGGCCATCTTGAAAAATGTATTCAGATTATTTCTGCCTCAAACGATTGTGCTGAAGCTTTGCTTGAGCTGGTTTCTGAAGAGGTATTTCATCATATTCAGAGCGTTGTTGAAAATCTTAATGCACCGGATGTTTTATCTAAAATTGATGCATTGATCGCTTCTTCATTTGGAAAAAAGAAGTTAAACGTTCCTCTAGCAAATCAAGAAAAATTAAACGAATTTTGTAATCGAGTTGGGAAGTTAAATGAAATTGGAAAATTGAGGAACGCGATTAATATTTATTTTCAATGTCGAAAGGATTTTGACGATATTCTGCAAGCGCTACTTTATTTCTATGGAAAGAAGGAGGATATGAAGGCCCTGAGAAGATACTTAAAGTATTTTTCTGATGAAAAACTTGATTCGATGATCTATTTGGCGATTAATGCGGAAAAACTCAATTAGAATGTATTCTGAGCAATATTTTTGCTTGTATAAATCGAGTTTTTGCTAAAATGGAGTTTAAAAATGAGGTGAATTATGGCCGTACAAATACTTCCAGCGAATCCTAAAAGATCGTTTGGCGAAAAAATAAATGCTGGACTTGGGTATGGTCTAAACGCATTAGAAAATTTCATGAATCAAAGACAACAAGAGCAAAAGGCCGTTAATGAATATGAGCAGGAGAATGAAACTTACAAGTCACTCACGGGTCGAGATCTTTCTAAAAATCCAAAGACCAGAGAAAAAGAAATTGAATATGCTTTGAGAGGAGAGCAAGAACTTAAAAAAGGTGAGTTCAAGAAGAAAACTAAAGCTGAAGAAGCCGCTGAAAAGCTTCGTGGTGAAGACAAGACACAAAAGCAATTGATGACGTTTGCTGATAAATTAGAGGCGAAAGATCCCAAATTTGCAGGTATAGCAGATGTTTATCGCTTAGACATACCTCTCGATCAGAAAACAAAAATCGTACAATCCATTACAGGTACAGACATTTATCGTGAAGACCAGCAAAGACGATTGATGCTTGATAGCACATTAAAACGTTATAATTTGCGCCTGAAAGAGTTAGATGATGATATTAAAAGCATAAAATTCCCTCTGACACGAGACAAGGAAGCATATACCGCTTTAGTGCAACAAAGATCTGCCTTGCGTAATGAGCGTGACCAACTCCTTGACTTTAAGTCGTTGAACTATGAGGACGATGAGGAAAACGATTTTGAATCCGACGAAGAGGCTATGATTGAAGACGAAGAAGAGAGCCCCAAAGTTGCGTTTAATCCTAAAAATGAAAAGCACCAGGCTGTTGCGAAGAAACTTTATGAAAAATACCGTGACAAGGAAAAGGTACGCAAAGAGTTAATGAAGCATTTTAAAGGACTTTAAACCATGCTTAAAACAGATCCACTTTCATTTCTTGATGATGGGCAACCCGAAAAGCCTGCAAGTAAACGCTTCAATAAATCCACAGAATCAGACCCCCTTTCATTCCTAGATGAGCCTTCAGAATCATTAGCAAAATCATCCGATCCACTATCATTTCTTGAAGAACAAAAAGAACCCGAAGGCAATGTTTTTGCTATTAAGCCGTTCAAGAAAGGCGAGAAACTTTTGGACATCTACACGCCAGCAGAAAAAACACCGGAAGAACTAAAGGGTATGTCACTTCAAGAGCGCCGAGAGTATGCAGAAGATCTCAATCGCATGCGAGAGATGCAGCAAAGCCGAGGATTTACTAAGGGGGCATTAAGTGGTCTTACTTTTGGTGCTACCGAGCATATTCCTGAGCTAAAACCAGATGAAGAAGATCTTATGGTTGGTTTAGGGCATATTGTCGGCTCTTTCCTTCCAATCCAGGGGCTTTACAAATTTATTGGTGCACCACTTGTGAAATTAGCCAGTAAGTCACCAATTGCAAGACAAGGATTGGAGTCGCTCGCTCGGATGACGGGTTTCGGCCTTACAGGTGCCGCACACAAGGGAGTAACTGAAGCGGTTAAGGGTGAAGTGCCAACCACTGAAGAATTAGCGAAGGAAGGGGCTTTATGGGCCGGAATCGATGCTGGTCTGCAAGCATTAGGTATTGGAGTTGCGTTCGGTCGATCTGTTAGAAATATTGCCGAAGCCGAAGGTATCACTGCAAAAGAAGTGCTGTCTCGTCTCTGGGATTCTACAAAAAATTTCGTTAAGCTGAAGTTCGGACGATCTGTCAAAGGCGAAGTCCTTCCTGAAGATGCTGAAGTACTATTTCAGGAAGCAAAAAAAGCCGAATCTGCCATCAAGCCTAAAGAAACAGAAATTGAAGTCAGTCCAGTGGAAGAGAAAGCAATGCAGCCTAAAGAGGCTAAACCTACCATTCGGCCCGTTGAGTCAGATATAAGTCAGGCAATAGAAGAGACCACTCCTACTCAGGAAACATTTACAACTTCTAAAGGGTCGACTTATCAAGTTAATGCGGATGACACTACTACTAGGACGAAATCTGCACGCACAGAGCATCCTGCCGAAGAAGGCATTCAACCTCAAAGTGAAAAGACTTGGTATGTGACCCCAGAAGCATCTGTCAAGCTAGGTGAGATTCAAACTAAGGGCGAAGAAAAAGGCATTGTTGAATTACCAAATGGACAACTTGGCGTTCAGTACCTAACTGGCAAAGATGGCGGAAAGATCGAGCAAAGAACGCTTGTAGATTTTTCAGCCGAACCAAAAGAGGGAATGATTCCTGTCGAAGTGTGGGATGGCGGTAAGAAAGTCCATTTCGGAAACCAGATAGTCAAAATTGAAAGACCGAAACTAGTTGAAGCTAAGCCTCAAGAAATGGAATGGAAGTATACTCGTGAAGACTTCCCGACAAAGGAAGAAGCTCAAGAATATCTAGATCATTTACAAAAGTCTCTGACGAAGACCCCTGAAGTACATAAACCAAATTTAGAAAGAGACATCGAGAATCTAGAAGAAATTGTTTCAGGATTCAAGAAAGAGGAAGCACCTGAAGCTCTTTCTTCCAAGATTACTTCTAAAAAACATACGCAAGTACCACCAAGGAATACAAGACCGCTCCAGCCAGTTGTAGGCAAAAAACAGGCTGTGGCGCGCTCAAAGATTATCGATCGCTTCCGCAAGGCATTTACAGACCCTATCCGCTTAGGTAAGATCAGCCAAAGGAAAACTGCTGGTATCCATAAGATATGGCCAAAGGTCACTCGTCTTCTCAAAGACAACGACGTGGAGACCGCAGCTCATGAGATAGGCCATAATCTTCACACCACGCTTTATGGAGGAAATGCAAAGACCTCTCAAGAACAGACTAGAAACATCGATGCGGCTTTGCACCCTTATCTCGATGAATTGAAGCCTCTCGCCCATTATGAGCCTTGGGGCATGGAAGGTTTTGCTGAGTTCACACGACTCTATGTCACCAATCCCGAAGTGGCCCAAGAACTAGCCCCTAAGTTCTATGCCAAATTTGAAGCTGATCTCGATGCTCAATATCCAGAGATGAAAAACGCCCTTTTAGAAGCTAGAGAGTACTATGATGCTTATTTGCAGGGCACTCCTCAAAGTCGCATCAGAGCTCAGACCAGCTATGGCAGCGACAAAGGCAAGCTTGCCAATATCATTGATGGTGTGAAAAAGTACCTTAATCCCGATTTTCTTAAGACGCAATTTTTGGACGACATTTATCCAGCTAAGCGATTAGTTGCAGAAGCATTTGACATTCCTATTTCCGCAGTAGAGAACCTAAAGGATGAGCGAAATTTGTATCGTGCTCTTCGCGTCCTTAAGGGGGCTGTTGGTAAGGGCGACGTATTTGTCCTTCATGAGACATTTAACGCTAAGACCCTGGACAAGATCAATGGCAGTCTTAGAGATATTCTGAAGCAGCTTCCTAACGAAGAGGCTTATCGTGAATTTAACGACTACCTGATTGCTCGAAGGGCACTTGAAAAGACAGCACAAAACATTGAAACGGGTATTAATTCAGGTGATGCGATTGCAGTTGAAGAAGATCTAAAGCCAAAGTATGGGAAACTCGCCAAAGAGTTGGACAAGTACAATGATTCCCTTTTGAACTACGCTAAAGATTCGGGGCTTCTTTCTGCTCAGCAATACAAAGCAATAAAAGAAAATAACGTCTTGTACACCCCTTTTCAGCGTGTAATTGAGCCCAAAAAAGGCGGTATTGCATCAGGTGGTGGAAGGCTGCAAGCTGGCAAACCAATCAAGCGCATGAAGGGATCTACTCGCGACATTATTGCCCCTGTAGAATCGATTATCAAGAACACCTATGCCATCATACTCAATGCAGAAAAGAATCTTGCTGGCCAAGTCTTAGCTAAAATTGCCAAGATGAAGAATATGGGCGGCTACGTCGAGAAAGTGCCAACGCCTATTAAATTGAAAGGGAAAGTTGAAGGTGAACAAGTCTCAAAAGAGCTTGCAAAACGGTTCGAGCAAGAAGGTTTGGGTGATTTGCTTGAGCACGATAGCAAAGGAAACCCTATTTTAAGAGAAGATATTGCTGACGCTGTTCCTGAAGTATTTCTTCGATTTGGAGCTGGTCAATATCCAGCAGGTGAAAACATCGTTACAGTGTACTTTGGGGGAAAGCCGGCGTTTTATGAGGTTTCGCCGGATCTCTTTGAGATGTGGAATAAGGGCATTTCACCTTATGAAGCGGGCTTGCTTACGAAAATACTACGCATTCCTGCAAGGGGATTAAGAGCAGGAGCTATTCTAAACCCTAAATTCATACAGAAAAACTTTATTCGTGATACGTGGGGAAGCTGGCTATTTACAAAATATGGCAAGTCAATCAAAGATCCTGTGGGCCTTTTTATTGATACCCTCTACAGTCCTCTTTCAATGCTTTCTCAAGCAGCAGGAAAGGGCAAGCTTTACGTTGAGTGGATGAAGTCAGGTGGTTCAATGTCTACGATGCAGTCATTAGACAGAGAATCTGTAACGAGAAAGCTATCTGAAGTGCGCGGTCAATGGCAAGGGGTGCGCCCTATCCAATGGCTAAGAAAAGCAGGCGAGATTAGCGAAGAGGTTAACCGTCTTTCAGAGTTTGGTAAAGCCCTTGAAGTTGAAGGAAAAACAAGACTTGGGAGAGAGATCGCTGCATTTGCTTCTAGGGACTTGAGCATTGATTTTGCAAAGATGGGTATGCAAACCAAGGCGCTTAACCAGATAATTCCTTTCTGGAACGCAACTGTGCAAGGCGGTGACAAGCTACTACGAACGCTATTTAATACTGAAGACAGAAAGAATTTTCTTCCTCGAATCATTGGATTCATCGTGCTCCCATCCCTCATGCTAGCATGGCTGAACAAGGATGATGAGAATGTTAAAGAGTTCTACGAAGAGGAAAAGGACTTTAACTTTATCGTACCTGTCAATGGCGAGTACCTTAAAATCCCTGTACCCTTTGAAACCGGTGTAATGGCTCACGGTCTTACTCAGCGCATGTTCAACTATTTCATGAAGAAAGATCCTGAAGCCTTTGAAAAGTTCATGGGCAGCGTTATGGATGCTATGATGCCAGGATTTATTCCAACGGCCGGCCTTCCATTTTTCGAGACATGGGCGAATAAAAACTTCTTCACTGGTGGCAGAATCATTCCTAGAGCCCAAGAGGATCTAATTGCTAGGTATCAATACAAAAATAATACTTCACAAGTAGCTCGCTTGATAGGCCGTGCTATGACATACATGCTTGGGCAAGAAACTCGATCAAAAGCAGCTTCACCGGCAATCATTGATCACTTTATCAATAGTTGGGGTGGTGGTCTTGGTCAATTGATAATTAAGATATCCGATACCTCTCTAGAATCCGCAGGGCTTAGCGACAAGATAGCAGGGCCTCAGCAAGCGATCACTGAAAGATTTGGTCTCGACGCCTTTTCAGCGCGATTCCCAAGAGCTAGCACGCGCAGCATTGAGAAGTTCTACGACAATTATGCTGATGCTACCGCTAGACAAAAGTCATTCAAGTACGCCGAAAAGATGGAACTTGGAACGCCTGAAGAGCTGGAAGGCTCCTATAAGCGCTTTGAAAAGATCTATGACTACAACACCTTGCAGCATGCTTATAAGGCAATGCAATCATGTCAGAAAGAGATTAACAATATCTGGAACGATCCTGCTATCGAACCAGAGCTTAAAAAGCAGTTTATCGATGATCTTTACATGCAGATGATTGAATTTGCCAGAGCAGCTAATGAGGACATTCGGAAGTATCGTTTGGTGCAAAATGAATAAACAATGGTATTAAAAATTAAAGTCTTTATATTTTAATATGGTTGTCGATTATACCGAAGATTTTTTTTGCAGGTTTAACTACAAAACTGCTAATTTTTATTACAATTTTCAATAAATTATCGAATCAAGTAGCATGTATCCTACGAATTTTCACCAATGGATATCAAAGTGGTAGAGAAACCTGATTTCATCAAAGCAGAAAAAGAGGCTCTAAGAGTTTTAGATGAAAATTTTATTCAAGCTCCTCCCATTCCTGTAAGAGACCTTCTCGAATTTGCGGGATTGGGAATAATTGAATCTGAATTTGAAGATGGGGGCATTTCTGGAGTAATTAATTTGGAAACTAAGTACTTATATATAAATACCAATGATTCTTTTGAAAGAAAAAGATTTACCATCGCTCATGAATTTGGTCATTGGGTTCTTCATAAATCCCAAATGGAATTAAACAAAGAAATCGCTATTTTCTATCGAAAATCTATAGGTATTGAAGAGAATATATGGGAACAGGAAGCAAATTGTTTTGCTGCGAATCTTTTAGTTCCTGAGCATATGCTTAAAGAGTTTATTGCAGAGAATAAAGACGGTCTTATAAGTGATGCAAAATTAGCAGAACTTTTTGAGGTGTCTAGGCCAGTTATAGGCTATCGTCGAAAATTCCTGGGGATTTGATGGAAAAAAATAAAGATGAAAATTCTGAATATGACCATGCTTTGAAACAAATTGAACGCCAACGTAAAGCTGTTGTTGATTCTTTCCAACATGAAGAAACAATGGATGCCTTGATAAAATCTTTATCTAAGCGCTCTGATTTTGCACCATTGATTATAACAGCATTGGTAAAAAATGCATATTTTTGGGTGAAATTTCTTGTTGTAATCATTCTTGCGGTAATTTTAATTGTGAAGTTTCCCGAGGTTGCCACGTGGGTGTTATCCTTAATAATTTCGAAAAACGCTTAAGTGTATATCCTAGGACATTCTATTTTCG